CAAGTCTCTCAAGATCGATACCTCTCGATTCCAATAGTCCACGATTAACGGCGGCTTCTGTATCAAAATATAAGCAGTACCCATCAGGATTATTGTCAAGGAAGTTCTTAACCACTGCGAGGGAGAAAAAAGTCTTTCCAGTAGAGCTTTCACCAGCAATTGCAGTAATCTTGTTACCAGATACACCACCAAATATAGACCCTGATACAAGTCCGTTAAAGATGTACGAACCTGTGTCAACATAAGTTTCAATCTGTTCTGCCTCTGAGGCGAGTTGGGTGTACTCATCCCCGATCTCCTTTACTATTTCTTTTAAAAAATCCATACTAATTTAGTCTTGTTTACATTCTACCACGTTCCATAATATATTACCAGCGATTGATATCCTTGGTTCATCTGTATTATAGAATGGGTATACTTGATGATGTAGTGATGATGGAAATAACATTAACGTGCCTTCCATATCTGGGCTCATGTATATAGGGTATTCTACTACATTTCCCAACATATTGCAATAGGTGAATTGAAAGTCTGATGCAGCATTAGAATTAAATGGCAATTCATGTTGTTCTTGATAGTGGGTGGGAATCTTCATCCATATTACGAATGAAGTTATACCATCATGCATATGTTCTGGATTGAATTCTGTTTGATATTGGTAATTAACCCACCAGTTTAGTTTTAAAGAAGGTCTAATTTTATTCCAGATAGGATCATCTCTATCTACTGGTGGTTCATAGTTTTTAGGATCTTCTTTTACCATTTTATTTGTAAGTGGCCCTACAATTTTATTTAAGAACCAGTCTTTTTGATCCTTAAGTCCCAGACTGCCAGATATGTTTCCAGCAAGTCTATGACTATAATCGTTACTGTTATCTACATTATCTTTTTCGGCTTGTTTGATACGAGACCAAAGATAATCCATAACATCATCAGTTAATTTAGTTTTGTATAGAGAGATATTTGGAAACTGCCAAGGTTCCCATAATACTTCTTTCTCCTCACTCATTGTCTTTATTTGGGTAGTATACTTGTACGAAAGATTGGCACTTAGGGCATGAAAGATTAGTTACGATAGAGTATTCCTCTTCGCAATGATAATCCTCTCCTGAGAAATCTGATCCCCATATAAGTTCTGTGTTGCAGTGCCAACAATTCATTTCTTAAACACTCCTATTTTTGCTAAGAGGTATACTGATAGTATAGTCCAGAATACAACTTCTAATCCTATGTTATTCATGTTCGTACTTAGTTAAATCACATTCTATTACAGGCAAACTTTCTCCCTTTAGAGGAGTGGGTTCACCTATCTTTTCTAAGATTACTTTTGGAATCTTTTTAAATCGGATGTCATATGGTATGGGTGCATTTTTAAGACACACTCTAATACATTCCATTTCCTCTTCTGTAAATGCCATTAGATGCCAACCAATTTCCTCTGTCTTTCAAAGTAATTATGCAGCAACCATGAACTACTGTTCTTCTTATCGGTTCCACCGATACCGAACTCCAGTTCGACCCTCGGATCATCACCAAATTTATCTGTCTCTGGTGTGTTGTCTGATCCACGATCTCCACCATTGGCAAAGACTACCGTTTGTGCGATCTCCAAACATGCAGAGATAGCATTACAAGCAGAACCATGTTCGTCATCTTCTACTGTAATCACAGCATCAACCATGTCTAGATGCCTTATAATTTCGGCGCGTTCCTTCCATGATTGGAAGTACTGTCCTTTCTTTCTAGTCAACCATTCTTCGGTGTTTAATCCTACTACAAGATAATTAGTAAGTTCTCTTGCTTGCTCAAAGTAAGCAATATGGCCACTATGAAGAGGATCGAAACCACCTGTGACTAGAGTAAGTATTCTTTTCTTAGTCATCAAACTCTCCTTTTCGTGCTAAGTATACTTTAACATCATTATACTTCTTTTGTATGCTTTGGGCAAACCAATTTGCTGGATCTCTACTATCAAATACTTTCATCTGTGTATCTGAAAAAATGCCGTTATCTGACCAGCATACAATGTAACGTGTCATGAGAAAAAAGATTCAAGTGTATTCTTACGTTCGGTCTCCCAACCGATACAGTCAAGAATAACCTTAATAGGTTCTAGGAATGATTTGCTAAACTGCAATTCATAATCTATATGTTTATCTAGGTCAAGTTCTGTGGGGAAGTCTTGAATAAAAGATATTACATTTTCATGCATCCAATTAGGTGTCTTCAAATAACAAAACTTGATCTTCTCTCCATTGTTAATGGCAGAATACTTATGGTCTATTTCTTTCTTCTTTGTATAATGATTGTATAATATGGCACCACGGACATGAATAGGACACCCTTTCAAATACATGTCTGATGGAGACTTCCACTTCTCTACGTTGGATACACTACGAGGAAATGCAATCTCTTCTGGTGGTAATGATTTGAATTTAGTTCGACACTCCTCAATATACTCAATCACTTCATCCTCTGTTCCATTCATCAACAGTTTGAAAGCATCCTTCAAGAACTTACGGCATGGGGCAGGGGTCGAAGTCTTGATTGCTTCAATACCCATGATCTTAAGTTTAGCATCCTCATATCTAACACCCTCACTATCCCATACGTTTAGAATATATCTTTTCTTTGCAGTCCATATACCAGTTGAAGCGATGTTCTCTCGCTTCATAATCATCTTTTGGTCGTATGCGTTAACGTAGTCCGCCAGTTCTTGGTAAGAACTCTCAATATAAGGCTCAAGTTCCACTTCACAGACCTTATTAAGGAACGAGACGATGCCCTCAGTAGTCTTTTCTCTGCCTTTGTATACAGCATCGACCAGATCACCCATGTGCAAATAGATAGAATCAGTATCACTAGCAATAACATAATCTTTACCCTCCGTTTTTAGAATTTTGTTCATCTTTTGATTCATTTTGTTCTCTATCCATCTGATAGAAACCTGTCCAGATAGAGTGATCGCCTCAGCATTAGCAAGTTTATAGTAACGGAAGTATTGATTACCAATCGCACCATAGGCAGAGTTGAGAGCAATCTTCTTAGACATCTGGACATTGTTGCATCTTGCAATCTCTTTCTCAAGATCTTTGGTAGGAGATTTTTCATATGCTTTCTTCGCTTTGATCATTCTCTTCTTGAAGATGACACGTTCTTTATACATCTTCTCCATCAACTCAGGTAAGAATCCTTTCTTATCCTTACTGTACATTGCACCATTAGCACAGACAGCAAAGTCCTTATACAATTCAAATGTGTCTTCTTGATTTAATAACCTGTCCACTGTTGCACTTGGATGTCTTTTCTCTTGAAGAGTCTCTGGAGAAATATTATATTGCATAATCAAATGCGGATACAGTGAGTTCAAGTCAAAAGATACTACCCACTCATACCTACCAGGCTTGGGTTCTTTTACATATGCACCAGCATACTTATCATCTTTCTTATTACGATCCTTTGGTGGGATTACAATATTCTTTTTCTTTAGGTAGTTGTATATAATGGCATCCCATGTACGAACTTGGAAAGCAACATCTGTAAAATTAATCTTTGCGTCATAGGCACGAGTACAACATAGGTCAATCAGTTTCAACTTGTCCTCAAGTTTGTCAACCAGTTCAACGTCAACGATGTTGTAATCTACAAACTTCTGCCAGTTACCAGTATAGAACTCACGGAACGTATCAAACTCGGAGTGATCCAACTTCTGTTGACCCAACTCCATAAGAGCAATATGATCCAATCGGAAACTTTCTTGATTTGGAGTTGCAGGGGATTTCTTGTATAGATCCAAGTAATCAATTACAGATACGCCTGCAAGATCATAAACTATATTTGCACGACCCATTATTGTAATCTCATTCTTTCTTACAATACCCCAAGGAGACATTCTCTTTGCATACTTCTCTCCCATGATTCTTTCCATCCTACCCATGAGATAAGGTATATCATACATCTCACAGTTCCACCCTGTGATGACCTCGGGCGTGTGTCTTTGCCACCAGTCTACAAATGTAGTGATCAATCCTTCTTCACTGTGGCAGTCCACATAACGGTAGTTCTTTCTATTGGGATTAGTCTTATATGGCCTAGACCCAAACGTAGTAATAAACTTTGTATTATAATCCTGTATTGTGATCAGTAGAAGTTCTTCTGCAACATTAAAGACATCGGGGAAACCACCTTCTGCAGCAACCTCGATGTCAATAGTAACTAATTTAATTTTGTTTAGGTCAAACTTGATCTCATCCTCTGGATAGTTCTCAGAGATATATTGATGCACATATCTTTCATTACCATATATGTTAAAGTTTTGAACCTGTGAATACTTATCTATAAATGCTCTGCAATCTTTGATCGTGCCTGGTTTGACTTCCTCCACCAGTTGACCATCAAGTGTTTTCCATTTACTTCTCTTTCTTTTTGTAGGCACATAGAATGTTGGACGGAACTCTTGTCTATCCTCAAAATGTTTTCCATTGTCATACCCTCTGATCAACATACTGTTGCCGATCTGGAAAACATTTGTGTAAAACTTCATTCTTTAGTAGCTAATTTCAAATATGAATCCACCAATGATTTGTGTGGTTCAACCAATGATAATATTTTATCAGAACATATCATAATGTCAACATCATCTGTCACATCAGATAGCCAAGGTGACATTTCTTTTCCCTTTATAACGTATGGGGATGTCATCTTACAATTAGGATCACCAATGTCGAGAGCGGCGACTTCTTCTATCTGAGATATAAGTAATGTACCATTCGTTAGTACAAGTATTTTAATTTGCTGTTCCATTCATTCTTGCCTCGTAAGATTCTTTAACCATTGCTTTTGGTTCTACTATTGCTACAACCCAACTAGGGTCAATTGATATTTTCTTTTCGTCAGATAGAGGCATGAAAGGATAATACTGAACACTATACTTTGTTTCTTCATCCTCTTTACCCTCAGTTAGTAACACAGGATCTTCAATCAACTTACAACAGTAAGCATTTTCCAAAACTATAAAGATGGGCTTATCATTCTCATCTACAAGTTCTTTTACATCTGCTATAACTTCTTCGTTAGATTTAAGTAGAACTAACTTAATTGACATTTTATCATTATATAGTTTCAAAGCGGACGGATGGTATTGCACCATCGTTTACAAGTTGGAAACCTGTCGTAATACTTTTATACGACATCCGCATGTAGACCATCTGCCCCACTCATAGAGTTGCATCTTAGGTCTAAAGAGAAGGGAGGTTGGGTTCCTGTGTACCAACAAAAAACGGGCATTACTACAGAGTAAATACGTTTTTGCCTGAG